CCGAGGTGATCGCCGGTGACGATGTGCTCACCGCGGTGGCTGTGGACTCGAAGGGGTGGGCGTCCGACCTGGTGCCGGCGATCGAGTCCGCGATGGCTGAGGCTGGCCGCTCGGTGCCGATCCATGAGACCTCCGGCCCCGATTTCGTGGCCGCGTGTGGCGCAGTGGATCAGATGGTCACCGACTCGCTGATCCTCCATTCGGGCGGCCCGGTGATGAAGGCCGCGATCAAAGCCGCCGCCAAGAAGGACCGCGACGGCGTCTGGGTCTGGGACCGCAAGCGCATGGGCGTAACCGGGCTGCCGTTGGTGGCGATGACCGTTGGGGTTGCGGCTGTGGCTGAGGCCGCCGACTACGACGTGATGGCTTCGATTCTGTAGGAGGCCGGATGCACATCATCACCGACGTACTCGACCTGCTGGGGCTGCTGCTGGGTGTGGCCGCTGCGGTCGTGCTGGTGTGGCCGTGGACGATCCCCGGCGCGTTGCTACTCGCCGGCCTTGGGTTGCTTGCGATCTCCTACCTGATCGATCGTCGGAGGGGGGCGAAGTGAGCTTGCTCCGACCTGCCGAATCCCGGGCGCTGGCCGAATCCGATTTCCCGTGGGCATCTGATGACGTGGTGCGGATGGGCGCCGATTCGATGATGGCGATCGTCCCCGCGTACGCCGCGGTGAGCATCATCTCCGAGACCTGCGGAACCCTGCCGCTGCACCAGTTCACCCGCAAGCCGGACGGCACGCGTGCGCCAATGCCCCTCACAAAGGTGATCGATTCCCCGGCAGATGGCTCGCTGACGGTCGATTGGATTCAGCGCTGCGCGGCGTCGATGCTCACCAATCACGGCGCTGTCGGGCTGCTGACTGGCTCGGGGCTGTGGCCGACCGGCTGCACCTGGATCAACCCGTCACGGCTGACTGGCGATATCGAGGGCGGGCGCGCGAAGTTCTGGCTTGACGGGCGCACGATCGAGCCCGAGGAGTTCATCTACATCCCGTCCATGTCCATGCCCGGCAAGGCGCTCGGCGTCTCGCGGGTGCAGTACTTCGCTGAGACATTCTCGGCGGCGCGTGAGGCGCAGCGGGCCAACCGGGACTGGTCGAAGTCGCGGGCGGTTCCGGGATCGAAGCTGAAGAACACCAAGAAGGTGATCGACGCAGCCGAGGCCGAGGCGCTTTCCGAGCGGGCGTCGTCGCGGATTCGCAACGGCAAGCCGTTCGTGTACGGCATGGATTGGGATTTCGACGTCATGTCGATGCCCGCCGGGGATATCGCCTTCCTCCAGTCGATCAAGGCCAACGCTACGCAGATCGCAGCCATCTACAACATCCCGCCGGAGATGATCGGCGGCGAGACCGGCAACAGCCTGACCTACTCGACGGTGGAGCAGAACACGATCAAGTTCCTGACCTTCACTGTCCGGCCGCTGCTGAAGCGGATCGAGGACGCGCTGAGCCGCCGCCTGCTGCCCCGTCCGCAGTACCTGAAGTTCAACGCCGACGCCCTGATCCGGGTGGACTCCACGACCCGGTACGCGAACTACCGGATCAGTCGAGAGATCGGCTTGACGAACGTTGACGAGCTGCGGGACTTCGAGGACTGGTCGCCGCTGCCTGACGGTCAGGGCCAGTCGTATGCGCCGCTGGCACTAATCCAGAAAGGGGCTACCAATGAGGGACGTTGAGACCCGCTACGTGTCCACCGCTGTGGAGCTTCGCAAGGGCTCGGACGGCTCGGACAAACTCGGCGGCTACGCGCTGAAGTACAACAAGCTGAGTCAGAACCTTGGCGGGTTCGTTGAGCGGATCGCGCCCGGCGCGCTCACCAAGACGCTCCGCGACGGTGGTGATGTGCTGTGCCGCTACCAGCATGACGACCTGTACCTGCTGGGCCGCACACTGTCGGAGACGCTGCGACTGCAGAACGGTGACGAGGGCCTCGACTACGAGGTTGACCTGCCGGACACCAGCTACGCCCGCGACCTCGCCGAACTGGCCCGGCGTGGCGATGTGCAGCATTCCAGCTTCGCGTTCCGCACTCTCGCCGACGAGTGGGGCTTCACCGAGCAGGGCTTCCCGGTGCGAACCCTGCTGGAAATCCAGTTGGTCGACGTGGCTCCCGTGGTGCAGCCCGCTTACCTGGACACCACCTCCGGGCTTCGCTCGCTGGCGGAATCCCGCAACCTGAACTTCGACTCGGTCCGTGCCGCGGCCGAGTCGGGCGACCTGGCCGCGATCCTCGCGGACCGGGCCGAACCGCAGCCAGAGGGGCCGGGTGAAACCCACCTCGCCGTGTTGCGGTCGCGGCAGTTGGCGACCTACGAGCACGAGTCTCGTCTCGCGGCCGCCGTCCTCTGAGGCCGGGCGAAACCCACCTCGAACCATTCCCAATCCGTTCGCTCTCCTGAGAGGAAAACACCCATGAGCGAATACGCAAAGCGGCTGCACGCGCAGCGGCTCAACCTGGTCTCGCAGATGCGGGCCATCACCGACGCGGCCGACGCCGAGAAGCGCGACCTGACCGCCGAGGAAGACGCCAACTGGCTGAAGGCCAACACCGACCTTCGCGGCCTTGACGAGCGCCTGACCGACATCCTGGACGCCGAGAAGCGCAGCGCCGACATGGAGAAGGCGTTCGCCGAGATCGCCAGCCGTCCGCAGGAGCGCCAGGCTCCCGAGCAGGAGAAGGTTGGCGACGAGATCCGGTCGTTCCTGCGCGGCGAACGCGCCTCGGTCGAGATCGCGCCGGACACCAAGTTCCGCGACCTATCCAAGGGCACGGCCACCGCTGGCGGCAACACGGTCCCGACGACCTTCTACGGTCAGTTGGTCGAGCACATGATCGACATGTCGGCGATCCTTTCGGCAGGCCCCACCGTGCTGGAAACCGCCTCCGGTGAGACCATCGAGATCCCGGTCACCACGGCCTTCTCCAGCGGCGCGCTGACCGCTGAGAACACCGCGATCAGCGAGTCCGACCCGGCGTTCGCCAAGCGGTCCCTGGGCGCCTACAAGTACGGCGTCATCGTTCAGGCTCCACGTGAGCTTGTGGACGATGCCGGCGTCGACCTGGAGGGATTCCTGGCCCGCCAGTGCGGTTGGGCTGTCGGCAACACCTTCGGCACCGACCTGGTGGTAGGCAACGGTTCCAGCAAGCCGTCCGGCATCGTGCAGACCGCGACCACCGGCGTGACCGGCGGCACGGGCGTCACCGGCGCGTTCACCGCCGACAACCTGATCGACCTGTACTGGTCGGTCATCGCCCCGTACCGCAAGTCCCCCTCGTGCGGGTGGATCATGCGGGACGCCACAATGGCGGCCGTCCGCAAGCTGAAGGACACCACGAACCAGTACCTGTGGCAGCCGTCGCTCCAGCTCGGCGCGCCGGACATGCTGCTGGGCAAGGCGGTGTACACCGATCCGAACGTCGCGGCCGTGGGTCTCGGCGCCAAGTCGGTGATCTTCGGCGACATCAGCCGGTACTTCGTCCGGATCGCCGGCGGTGTCCGCTTCGAGCGCTCGGCCGATTTCGCCTTCAACACCGATCAGATCACCTTCAAGGCGGTCGTCCGTGGCGACGGACTGCTGGTCGATCAGACCGGCGCGGTGAAGGTCTTCGTCGGCGGCGCGAGCTAGCAAGCAGCAGAGGGAGTGCGCGGGGGCGACCCGCGCACTCCCTCTCTGTGTGCCCTGAAAACCTGAGGAGACTCCGATGAATGTCATCATGCGCGCCACGATCACCGGCACTCGGAACGGCGAGGACTGGCCGCCGGTCGGTGGGCAGATCGAACTCCCCGACGCCGAGGCTGTCGCGCTGCTGAACGCCGGACTGGCCAGCGCCGCCGGAGCCCGAGTGGAGACTGCGGCCGTCGTCGAGCCCGCCGAGACCGCGACCCGCAACCGCCGTCGGAAGTCCTGAGCAGCGGAAGGAGTCGGCATGACCGCCTGGGTGGCCCTCACCACCGTCCGAAGCGTCATCGGCAATACCAAGCCCGAGGACACTGCCGCCATTCAGGCAGCGATCGATCTGGGCTGCGAAAAGGTCGACGAGCTTTGCGGGCCGACGATGACCACTAGCATCACCGAGCATGTCCGCTCCGGCTGGCTGAGCGCTCGTGCCGTCGAGCTGACCGCGGTTGCTGACTGGCGGACCGATGCGGCGCTGACCCTGGACGACTACTACGCCGAGGGGCAGGTACTCGCCCGTAAGGACGGTGCCCGCATCGCCTCGGACCTGACCGTGACCTACACCGCCGTCTCCGCGACCGCCCCCGCGTGGGCGGTGTCCGCCGCGTGCCTGATCGCGAAGCAGTGGTTCACCTCGCGGCTGCGGCCGAACCTGAACGACCCAACAACCCTTGCTGGCTTCCTGGTGCCGAATCAGGCAACGGAGATCATGGCCTCGCACGTGCTGGCCCCTGGCGGCTTCGCATGACCGGCCCTAGGTCTTCGGTCATCCCGGACCTGATCGACGCTCTGGTGGCGAATCTGGCCGTCCTGCTGCCCGATGTGACGGTGTGTGACGGGCTACCGGAGGTCGCGAACT